TTTTACGGTATTAATTTAACATTCCAATCATATGCTGAGGTAGAAATCATTAAGGATTTCGACGAAGGGGTTTGTTATGCACAGTTACTTGATCACTTAAATGATAAATACCGATTGGATGTGGAACCTATAATATGGAGGAGACTGATACCTTTATGGTTGGTATTGGGGCTAAGACTAATAAAAGACAACATGGTCATATACTCCAGCACCAACAAAGACATCATCAAAGATTCTATCTACATCAAACCCACTAATAGTATTTATGGTCATGTTCAATTAGCAGTTGCCAAGAAGAGAAAAACCATTAAACCACCAAAAATCATATTCGAAACTCTACCACCTAACAAGGATTTGGAGTCCTATTTCAAAACTAATATAAATGATTTTAATGCTGCATTAACTTTTGAAAATTTGAAAAGAGGTAAAACTTATTACTATTTTGATACTGCAGGAAGCATAAACAACTATGATTCTGAGGAAAACATTAGGGAAGACTTAATTCTCACATCTAGTACCGGGTTAAAATATTTAAGGATTGATGAAGTTTGGTATTCCAACCACCCTTTTAAGGTTGATGTTTATCATGTAACCAAATTAAACTTTAATAATGCGTATAAGGATTTAAACGTTAAATGGGACGACAAAGAAATATGTTGGCTTAGTGACAACATTCAAGGCTTTACATATCCTAAAGGTTTCAAGAACAACAATAGAATGAAATTCGGAGTCATAGACATACGCCAACCAATCGAATTATACGATTATGACAATTATGACCATCATTGGAGGCGCTTAGAGGGCAAATTAACGGACGGATCCCGCATTGCTTTCTTGTGTGGCAAACCAATTGGCCCGAAGGACGAAGTAGCAATTAAATTGGAAGAAACACGAAACAAATTGATGAGGTACAGATTGGTTAAACATGAGTTAGTTATGACATACAGGTTGCCAAGTTTTTACTGTTCAATGATACAATTAATGCACGGGCTGGCAATACAAGACATTATTTCAAAGAACCAACAAGCATTAACAGATGCCTTAAGAGACCTGGGGTTAACTTATCGTGACGAAAAGACTCGAGTGATTTTAAACAGAATGGATGATACTATCAGTTTAATAGAACAACACGGACTCCTAGTTTATCCTATGAAAAAATTTAACGTCAAACAGTTAATGTATAACCTGAAATATATGATTAGACAACAAATCAGTGATACATTAATTATAATAAAACACAAAAATTTAACTATAATGTGGGACGTCAAAAACAAAGCTTATTCATGGTGTGAAAGTGTTCGAGCTGGAGTGTCTTTCATCGACTTAGGTGTTAAAAGCTTCAATAACGAATTAACTTTGTGTTTGAATGGTAACAAAAATGATGACAACAATGACACATGGTTTGAAGAGCAGGATGATGACATGACAGACTTGGGGACTAATACCATACAGATCGCTGGTATAATCAATGAACTTTACAAGAAAGCATATCATGGTACCAGCAATTTCTTTGATTCGGTAAGCATAAGAAATTTAGACAGAACATTAAAGTCATTCAATGGTGATAATTATGTGCACACTAATGTTCGCGTTGGGTTTATGTGCTATATTCGTATAATGATAAACCATTTTGTATGGCATACTCCTATCCCAGTTCTAATGCGATTAATAAATGAGCCTCTGTTACTAACTTGTTTATTTATAATATTGATTGTAGTTACGAGATTGAGCAAAATAAAATGTTCACTCACTAAGAAAAGATATATCAAATCTGTTATGCAATTGATGAATTACGCTATTACTATACATAATATGACTAATAAAATAAATGTCCTAACTTCCTTATACACTGTTTTAAAACTAATCAAAGTGTTTCAATACAAAGAAGGGAACAACACTCTGTTGAACAAATTAAGATTATTCGAAAGGGTATTATTAACACTCAGACCAGTCTCAGGGTTTTTAGTTTTTGGGTCACGTATGCTCATCAGTTTAATAAGCAAAGTTTTAACAGGTTCTTCCGATAGTAAATTGAATCTGATCAAAAAACTACCTGAAGGCCCTTTGAGATATCTAATTCATATAGGTTTTCATGTTAAAGACATATTAATGTATAATATACCCGACATGGTTGTCAATCACTTTTCAGAATTTTATCCACATGTTACCTTAAATCACTTTAGGTCGGTACATAATAAAAACCCGGTTCACATTATAACATCGCAAAATGGTAAGATCCATAAAATAAAATTTAATAGTTTAAGTACTTCATTATCTCTTAATATGTTTGGGGAAGTATGCGTTAACAAGGCTCACTTACAAGTATTAGGTAAAATACTAAATATAAACAGTGTTAAATTCAGGAACAAAGATATCAAGAAATTGTACCATAATCACGACTTACATTACTGTTGTTCAATCATCAATGACAAACCATTTTATATAGTTGGGTTAGGCAATCAGAACGCACTTAATTATATAAGCATTAATCTTAATTTTGATAGCGGTTATGTATTATGTCTGTCAGACTATAATTTATACAGAGATTTCATAAATGCATTGGATATAGACACAAGGACCAGTGAATTCAATATTATTGACCCGCCAGTTTTAATTTATGAAACAACAAACATACATAATGGTCTTTTTACCCAAGTAGACTTAAAAACCGCATTGAGTTTCTCCAAGAAATATATTAACGCTTCAAACTATAAAAACGAATACGTTTTCGTTGATCATTTATATTTATTTTACGTCAGGAAAACAATGAGATGGTATTCCTTGAAAGGAGGATCATTAATCCAATCTGTTACTTCAGGTAACACTGCAAAACATTACGCTAATATCACAAAATTAAGTTCCATGAACAATCAAGATGAGGCAGTCAAGAGAATAAAGTACCTGTGGTCATTAAACAACAGGATTAATAGAGACCCTAAAATTGCCAATAAATTAAATGACAACGTACATTCAATTAATGCTTTCAACGACAATATGGATATCACGAATTTATATAATAACAAAATGATCAACAATGGAGGTTACATTCCATTCATTACTAAACATTGGAACCAAGATTATTTAACACCGTTCGTAGATTACGGTAGCTCTTCAGACTTGCAAGGTGATTGCACCATTAATGTGAGTAATGATATGATAGATTTCTGGGGCAGTACAGACTTAAGCTACTTAATTCAAATGGATTACTTTAAGAATTACAAATCTTACACGTCAAATGAAACATTTAAAAGATTTATTGAGGTTACAAAATATTTTCTTACCAGGTATCCAAGATATGTTAGACCTTACATTAACAAAATAGTACACGAACCTATGAACAGTATAAATATACGATTAAAGGGATTCGTTTTACTAAAGACAGTTAAGGAAATTAATATCAAAAGTCAATATAAAGATTTTGCTCAAACATATTTCAAAATGAATGCAAACAAAATGACCGAAAAGTACATGAATGACCAAATACATTTCAGACCAAAAGACACTATTAAGTGGATCAAAGACAGTAAAATGAAAGACAAAGTGTCACAAGAATTATTATATTACTTAGAAAAAGGCATTAATACTACAAATCTTAGTGACGTTAACATCATTATGAAAATAGAAGGCATTTTAAAAGACGACCAATGGAACTCTATATCTGAGCAGAAGAACAGAATTGTTGTATGGCAGAAATATTGTATATGTGCTTTAATGTCACCTATATTCAAAGAAGTTAAAAGTCGTTTAAAACATATTATGGATGATACAGTACTTTATACAGACGGTCTTACACCTTTGCAAATAAATTTGTACCTCAACCATTTCGTAGTAGATGATAATGTTAATTTTTTAGAAAACGATTTAAGTAAACAAGATAGACAAACCGAAGATAACACTTTAAAGTTAGAGATGGAGATATATAGGCAACTGGGCGTGAATGAAACCATACTTAAATGGTGGTCTTCTGTCCACATGAAATGGCGATACAAATATAGGACAGTAAAAGGATGGGATGAATCAAAGAGACAGAGTGGAGCAGTCACTACGGCTATTGGTAATCTAATAACTAACCTTATAGTGAATAAACAGATGGTAAGCAGTGCTAAGATGCATAACAAATTTATTTGCGGGGTTCTACTAGGTGATGATGGATTATTTATATTGAGAGATAAAGTTAATGCAGCATTCCTAGGGGCTGAAATCAAGCGAAAGTGGAATCAAGTTTCCAAAATTACCCAGAGGAGTGCTGTTGGTAATTATTGTGGAATGATAATAGGTATTAACAAACATAATCAAGTTTGCTTACAACCTAATTTTGTTAGAATGACGTTTAAGTATGAATGTACCAACGGAGTGTCTGCTAATACAGATGAGAACAACAAAGCCAGAGTATTATCTTATAGCAGCATAATAGGGCCTACAAAAGAAACAATTAAGTTAACTTCGAAGATTGGAATAAACATTTTTGACGAACAAGCCTCAACTTGGTACGAAATGGATGACGCATTATTAAACAATGCATTATTACACGGGATAAGCATCCAAGAGGTTAAAGATTACCTAAGCCAATTGTTTGATATGATGAACGGTTCGCCTATTAACGTAAAATTTTTACTCCCTAGTGCTCAATAAAATTATGAACGATGAGCGAGAGCCGTAACTGATAACG